TACACTATTCAACTAATGAAAGCCAAGTATTATACAATACAATAAACGATAAAAGACCTACTAATAAAATCAATATAGTAGGTAAATATGATGGCAGTACTTTTCAAGGTAGTGATAGGCTTTCAATGTCTGTAATGACTTCAGTTGACCAGTACTTAAATACTGTTGATGGTTGTAATATATTTGAAGGGGATAGGTTTACTAATGGTAAATTTATAGCAAAAGCAAAACCTTATATAATCAAAATATTAGGCAATGGCAAACAAGGTAGGGAAACAAGAGGCAGCGAACAAACAGATAGGCAAATAAAAAGCATTTCTACAAGGGTAAATAATATAACTGCAAATGTAGAGGTTGATAATAGTAGTTTGCTTTTGGTTTGTTTAAAAAACATTTTGTATAATAACATTCAAGAAGAATTAATTAAATTTACAAATATTTACAAACCACAGCAGCAAAGCTTATTTTGAATAAAGAATTAATAGAGGAGTTTTACCTTTTAGCCTTAATAGATATATCAAGTGGCAGGGATATAGACGAACTTGAGCAAGCTATTGAAGTATATGAAAAGGAGGAAGAATACGAAGCCTGTGCGGGTATATTAAAAGCAATACACGAATCAGGATTTATGACAATAAAAGATATAATTAATAAAATACAAGATGACGAACACACAAAAAATAGTTAAAGAAATAGTAGAAGATTACTATAATTTAGATATTACTATAAACACAAGAAAGAGACCTTACATAGAAGCAAGAGCAATATACTATAAACTATTAAGAGACCACACTCATTACTCTTTACACGCTATAGGCGCAACAATGCAAAAAGACCATTCAACAGTATTATATTTTACAAGGAAGGCTAAAGATTGGCTTTTATATGATAAGGACTTTGAGAATGATTACCTTACATTAAACAATAAACTTGTTAAAGCAAAAGAATTAAACCCTGATGCTTTTAAAAGGTCAGAAACATTAGAAGGCTTTTGGGAAGGGCAATACACCAAAATAAACGAACAGCTTCAAGAACTAGAAATAAGATATAAGTATTTACAATCACAATTAAAAAAGGTTAATCCAGATTTAGCAGAGCAGTTTGAATTAACAAATAGTTAAAAAGTTTATTGTATAATTGAATAAACAATCTTTTTCAAATGGATAAAAGGAAGTTTAACGGAGGTGCAAGGGAAGGAGCAGGGCGTAAACCTAAGGCTGATGAAATGAAATTAGTTGAAAGGTTAAGCCCTTTAGAAGATGATGCACTACAAGCCTTAAAAATAGGTGTAGAGTCTGGCGATATACGTTGGATAAAACTATACTTAGAGTATTATATAGGCAAACCAAAAGAAACTAAGGATATTACAATCAACGAGGACTTACCGTTGTTTGTAGACTAGTATGCGAATAAAGCAAACTATTGCGACTAAGAAGCTACGAAAACTTGATAGCAGGATACGTATTGTTAAGGGTGGAACCTCAGCAAGTAAAACGATATCTATATTAGCTATATTAATAGACTATGCAGTAAAAAACCCTAATAAAGAAATAAGCGTAGTTAGTGAAAGCATACCACACCTTCGTAGAGGTGCTTTAAAGGACTTCTTAGGAATACTTAAAGGACAGCAAAGGTATAATGATAGCCAGTTTAATAAAAGTACTTTAAAATACAATTTTACTAACGGAAGTTATATAGAGTTTTTTAGTACAGACCAACCTGACAAGCTTAGGGGTGCAAGGCGTACTGACCTATATATTAACGAGTGTAATAATGTTCCGTTTGATGCTTACACACAATTAGCAGTAAGAACAAGTGGAGTAATATGGTTGGATTATAACCCCAGTAACTTGTTTTGGGTAGACAAAGAACTGATAGGCAAGCCTGATACTGATTACATTACATTAACTTATAAAGATAATGATGCACTACCTGAAAGCATTGTAAATGAAATAGAAAAGGCTAAAGAAAAAGCTAAGACTTCAACTTATTGGTCTAACTGGTGGAAAGTGTATGGGCTCGGTGAGCAAGGTAGCCTTGAAGGTGTTTGCATACCAGACTGGAAAGAAATAGATAACATACCAGAACAGGCTAGGTTATTGGCGTACGGAATGGACTTTGGCTATAGTGTGGATCCAACAACCTTAATAGGTCTGTACAAATGGAATGAAGCTTACATATTTGATGAGGTGCTATATAAAAAGGGTATGCTTAATAGGGATATAAGTAGATTCTTAAGTCAGCAGGATATAAAAGAAAATATTATAGCAGACTCAGCAGAACCTAAAAGTATTGCAGAACTAAATGGATATGGGCATACTGTTTACCCTGTAAGTAAAGGCAGGGATAGCGTAGTATATGGCATTAACCTAATAAACCAAAATGAAATATATGTTACAGCAAGAAGTAAAAACTTAAAGCGTGAACTACAAGGTTACGTTTGGGCAAAAGATAAAGAAGGTAACACACTACAAAAGCCTACAGGTTCGCACCCTGATTGTATTGATGCTGCAAGGTATGTACTAACAGACCAATTAGAAAACCCAAACAAAGGGGAATATTACATTTATTAAAAAAATTGTAAAATATTTTGGTAGTTAATAAATTGTTTATATATTAGCACTATAAAACAATAACAATTATACAGATGAACAAGTACAAACAAAACTTAAAATTAGACGGTAACAAAGTATATTCTTATAATACACACGTCGCAACAATAGAAGGAACACAACTTATTCAATTGGGCTACTGGTCACAAACCACACAAAAGCATATTAACTATGTAGCTAACGAATTAGGGTTAGGTTTAATTAAAATACAATAAAGATGAGCAAATCAAAAGAACAGTTTTTACACAACTTAATAAAGGCAAAACGTCAACAGGAATTACACAGAGAAATAAGGCTAGCCACAAAACAAGATAGGCTAAGGGATGCAGAAATGTACCCTACATTTGGTAAAACCAATTTATTTTAATTATGGAAAACAAGACAGAATATATTTTAATAAAGCAGTTAACTGCAAAAGAAAACAGAAAAAATATAATAAAAGTATTAGTACAAGCTGCAGCATTCGTAGCATTAGCATTCGCTTCAATGTATGGCTTTTTATATTTTATGCTATGGGCTAACGATATAACTGATAAAATTGTTGGATTATTTTAAAATTATAAAAGCTTGCTGGGAAAATGATATATACGTTGTACAAAAGCCAGTTAAAAGAGGCAGCCAAAAAAATGTAGATGTTACATTGTATATAGATTATAAGGGCAAAGGCAAAGTAGAAGGAAGTGAAACATACATACAAAACAGCATACAATTACAAGACGCTATTGAAACAGCATACAGGTATGCACACAAAAGATTTATAGAACAGTAACTTTTTTCATTTGTTTTTGTTTGGGATTGGGTAGCATTTAGCTACCTTTTCCTTTTTATACATATTAGTAAATTATTTATTGTAATTATATGAAGATTGAAATAAACGTACCTGACTCGCTAAACGAAATAACTTTAGCACAGTACCAAAAGTTTGAAAAGCTAAACACAGAGGAAAACAAGGACAGTACCTTCCTACTGCAAAAAATGGTAGAAATATTCTGTGGCTTACAACTAAAGGACGTTGCTACAATAAAATACAAAAGTGTACAAGTAATAGCAAATCACTTAAATAAGATATTTGATGTAAAGCATTCTTTAGTTCCTACGTTTACTTTAAACGGTGTTGAATACGGTTTTATACCAGTACTTGACGATATGACATTAGGCGAGTATATAGATCTTGACGAAAGCTTAGGCGATTGGCAAAATATGCATAAAGCTATGAGCGTTTTATACAGACCTATTAAATTTAAGAAAGGGCATAAATACCAAATAGAAGAATACAAAGGAACTAATGATACAATGCTACAAGCGTCTTTAGATATTGTATTTGGTGCTATGGTTTTTTTTTACAGTTTAAGCAACGAGTTAATGACAACTATCCTGAGTTATTTACAGAAGGAGACGAACAGCCTGACTATTCAACAACAGGAACTTTTGGAAGCAAATGGGGTTGGTATCAGTCGGTCTATGCAATTAGTAAAGGAGATGTTACCAAATTTGACCAAATTACAAAGCTCAATGTCCACGAATGCTTAATGTATTTGGCTTTTGAAAAAGATAAAGTAGAGTTAGAAAAGAAACTAATAAAACAACGATGAAAGGTTTTCACAAAGTAATAACAGAATTAAAAGATACACTAATTGCTGAACCGTTTGCAAATACAGTTTCGTTCGGTTCAATTGATGATGTTGACCTTAACAAACAAACTATTTTTCCTTTGTCGCATATTACAGTAAATAATACAACAGTAGGAACTAAAACGCTTACTTTTAATATCAGCATTCTATCTATGGATATTGTAGATATTAGTAAAGAGGAAGTTACTGACTTGTTTATAGGTAACGACAACGAGCAGGATATATTAAACACACAGTTAGCATTACAAACTAGAGTAATAAATAAACTACAACGAGGCGACTTATATACTGACTTATACCAAATAGAAGGCGATGTAAGCTGTGAGCCATTTGTTGACAGGTTTGAAAACAAGTTAGCAGGGTGGGCTGCAACTTTTGATATAGTAGTACAAAACGATATGACAATATGCAGCTAACAAAAACACAGGAAGCCTTAGAGGCTTTTAAAAAGTTTGTTATACAGCAAGCCAGAACAAGGTTAAGCAAAGAGCGTAAAAACGTATCTAAGGAACTATATAATAGTTTAGACGCTATAGTAAAGGTTACGCCAAACGCAATACAGGTTAACTTTGAAATGGAAGAATATGGTTTGTACGTTGACAAAGGTGTAAGTGGTACTGAAAAAAAGTATAACACACCTTACAGCTATACAACTAAAATGCCCCCTATTGCGCCTTTAGCTAAATGGGCAAAAGCAAGGAGCCTAAGGCTAAGAGATGAAGAAGGTAAATTTAAAAAAGGTAATTATCAAACTATAGGGTATTTAATAGCAAGAAGCATATACAGAAAAGGTATTAAACCTAGTTTGTTTTTCACTAAGCCATTTGAACAAGGATTTAAAAAACTGCCTGAAGCTTTAGCTGATAAGTTTGCATTAGACGTAGATGAGTTTTTGGCATACACATTAAAACAAGATAGATTAAGATGAGTACAAAGATAAACGTAAGAAGTCCGTTTTATTTACATTTAGATGAGCCAACAGTTCCGCTACCTGAATATAATTGTAATGTAGCTAACCTTACAGGATTTTCAATAGACAATCAAGGTGTGATTACGCTTCCTACTCCAAGCAGAGGTTCTATATATTCTTATACAAGCACAGATGCTGACTTTGCAAATAACAAGTTTGCAGTAGAAACAAACGATACATCAAGAACAGTAGTTTTTACTTTAAACATTCCTGCAGGACTTTATTCTAATTCATCTGATTTGTATTATGAATGTCTGCTTACTACTACACAAGCAGGAACAGGAGGCACAGCAGCACCTTGTACTCCATCAGTAACAACTTCAGGTTCTATTCCTTCGCAAACAATAGATATAGATGGAGATACAGTAGATATTGATTTGAGTGGTTACTTTACAGGAGAAACTACTTACGCTGTGTCTAACAATGACCCATTACTTACAACAACTGCTTTAAGTGGAAGCACACTTACAATAACATCAAATGCAATAGGAGGAAGCACAACAATATATGCTTTAGGTAGAGATGCAAGTTATCCTACTACTTGTGAAGCAGTACAACCTATATCAGTAACAGTAGATGCAGCAGTAGCGTTTACTTGTAGTCCAAGTCCATTAAGCGGAGGTTCTATTGCAGCAGATGGTACAATTACAAGACCACAGTCAAGTGCAATCATACAAGGCGTGTCATTAACAGATGGAGGAGCATTGTTAAGTCCTGAAGAGGTTTCTGCTAATACAGGTTCATCAGCACAAGATGTAGATTTATTTTTTAAGTTACTTGTACCTGCAGGATATACTAATTCAGGTAGTTCTGTATATTGTCCTAAAACATTATCACAAGCAGGAACTGCACCTTTAGTGTTTGATTGTGATTTGGCTTCACTCACAGGTCAAAAGATTGCAAAGGATGGTAGTATATCATTAGGTACTGCAGCATTAGGTACAGTAAATAGCTTTACAGCTCCTGACCCTCCATTAGGAACAGTAACTACAAACACAACAAGAATTATAACATTCCAAGTAGAGATACCGAGTGGATACGCAAATGCAGGAACTGAAATAGATTGTCCTAAAGAAGTAATACA